TTGTAAAAGAATCGTCACGTTCACTAACAACTAAAACTGCGTTGATAGTAGTAACATTGCCTGTCGCTGGTGATGCCCAAAATTGAGAACCATCGGTATTGCCCTTAAGGACGTAACCATCAACTGCAGGTAGTGCTCTGTTCTTTGTACTAAGTAGTTTTCCCATTAGTTAGCAGTCTCCAAAACACTGAGTATTAATTTAAGTTCGCTGTTTGCAGCTGCTTGGACGGTAATGGTATCACTAGTCTCCATAACAAGTTTTCCCTCCAGAGGGATGTATGCATCGTTAGCAGGCACAGTCGCATCAACGACGATTTCAGTCTCTGTGCCACTTCTATTGTGAAACATAGAGAATGTAGTCGATGCTGCTCCAACGTTCGTCACATGAGCATACAGAACAATACCAGTGTATCCTGTTGGTGCAGTATACGCAGTAGCTTTGTTGGTTGTTAAAGAGAAGGTTTCTGTTTGAAACCTATTCAGTGCTAATTGTGCCATTTTAACTTAATGCAAGGATGAATGGTGTCATCTCTGAGAACAAACTCTTAGAGAATGATTTTCCACTAATTGTGCCTGTATTTTGATTGATTTGTAAATCATCACCAATTCTGAAGTTGCCTGATTGGTCCGTACTGGTGTAAAGAACCTTACCCCCAGACTCAGTAACAACTTCATTTGCTTGAACTGTCACACCTCCACGTTTTGGTGTAGCATTAGCAATTAAATCACCAGCTCCAACATATTCAAATGTATGTGAACTAGCAATAATCTTACTAACTTCAAAGAAGTATGCAGTAGATCCAACCCCAACTGTGTTGATGAGATTTTCATCAAGAGTTAATGTAGTTATTCCAGCCGTAACTGGAGTTGAACTATTTATTGTATAATAGATAGGAGCCATACTTGCTGTTGCGGTGGCAGTATTAATACCAACATTGGGGCCTCCAATAGTCACTGTAGGAGTAGATTCATATTGACTACCATTACTAATAATTGTAATAGAAGCAATAGATTCATTCTCTACTGTCGCATAAGCAGTAGCGGTTTCTCCATTAGGACCTCCAGGAGTTGCAACAGTTACAACAGGAGTAGAGGTATATCCAGTCCCTCCCGAACCCACAGCAATAGTTTCAACTGTATTATAAAGGGTATCAAAATAACATACTTGTCCATCATAAGGTCTATCAGTTTCAATTCTAGCAGTTCCTCCCGATGAATAAGTATGCGCTACAGTAGAGATACCTAAATTAGTTACAAATTTAGTAGTAGCAGGAATTGAATCTACTTCAAATACATAAGGCCTTCTATAAGGATACGTCTTACTACCATAACTACAACTAAAGACAATATCAGCAAGAGTAACTCCCATGCCTACTTGGAAATTATGGGCAGCAGATGTAGTAACCGTTGCTACTCCAGTTTGATGTGTATAATCGACACCACTGATATTGTAACTAGGATTGGTGTTGGTTATATTAAGGACAATATTATCTTGAGCAGCAGATGCAGAAGAAGTGACGATACCTGAATATTGTAAATCATTAACTCCTCTAGCCACTAATCCATAAGTACCAAAACTACAGTTACTGTTAGCAATATCTGCTTGTCCTCCTTTATCACAAGTAACCGCTTCATTGCAACAAATAGTGAAGAGAGATACTAATTGGGCAAATCCTCCATTAGTAACAGCAACACCTACACCCCCCTCATTATATTGAGTGAAGGCATCTACATTCATTGCTTTTAATAGTCTTGCTTGATTCCCATCGATTCTAATGCCCGTTCCAGTTGTAGTACTACTGGTACAATTTTGAATGTAAGGTCCTTTCCATCTTCCACCACCTACGTTTTCTGCAATCTCTCCAGTGGGGAATCCCACTGCCGCTGCAGGTGCTACATGATTCTGGAATGTCATATTTGCCAACTTGACTCCCTTTCTCACGGAGAATATATCTTTATGAGTAATAGTTCCACTAACCTTTACGCTTCTTTGATCATCACCAACAATAGAAACAAAAGCAGGAACTTCGATAGGGTTAGATTCTTGATAATTGCCAGATAAAACCTTAATAGTGTAACCAGAGGTAGCTGCACCAACTGCTCCGCCGATAGTCAAAAATGCATTATCAATGGAAGTACCGTTATTAGTGTCTGTACCATCTTTAGCCACATACAATACATTAGGAGCAGAGTTAATACCTGAAGCAAATGCACTAATAGATACCCCTGCGCCAATATTAATATAGGAATCAGTAATGGTTACTGTATTACCAATACTAATAATATCATTATCACCATCAATTGTAATAGATGCTCTACCAACAGTAAATATACCAACAACTCTGGCATTACCATCAACGTATAGTGCTGTATTTCCTACACCACCTATGATTGTTGTGCCAGACGTTCCGACAAATGTTCCAACTCCAGTGATATCAAGTCCATTTGCTAGAACTTGAATACCTTGCTGTGCTGTAATAATACCGACAGCATCAATGTGTCTTACATCTTGATATGTAATCGTACCGCCGACAGTGACATTACCTGAGAATGTTGCAGCAATACCTGTAATAAAATCGGTATCAAGAGCAGCAGCGGTAATAATACCCGTAGTATTGATACTTCCTTCAGTACCAATACCGCCACCGCCGCCACCACCACCAAGAGCGGTGCTAGCAATACCAACCCACTTTGCTCCATTGAAAATAAGGAGTTTTCCAGTGCCAATGCCAGCATCAAATTCAACGTCATCCAAATCTGGAATGCGTCCAGCGCCGCCGCCACCTACAGCAGACAGTTGAGATTGAATTCTATTGATGAAGATTTGATAGTGCTGTTTTAAATCTTTAAAAGTAGCAAACTTCTGATCGATAGGTGTTAAAGGATCTTGCGGCCCGCCAACACTTTGAGGTACATCATGAGGTTCTTCAAGTGCAACTTCATTTAGTTGCTTTAATTCTTCATTAAAACCCTTTTGAGATGATTTAATCTCCTCTACAATTTTTTGTAGTGCTTTAATTTCACCTTTTACATTACTAATATCCTCATCATAATATTTGACTTCAGGAAGTCCCGTAATTTCTTCTTTTAGTTCACTAAAATATTTGAGAAGTAACTCATCAGTCTTTACATTCTGTTCCGTGCTCTCTTTAATAGACTTATTGAGAGAATTCTTTAATTTATTGTATTCTCCAAGAATTTGTTTCTTTAACTTTCTATCATCATCTTTAAAAGTTTTGTGATGCTCCCAGATTTTCAAAGATGCATCACTAAGTTCTTTCCAAATCTTTTTCTTCTCTTCATCAATTCTTTGATTGATTTTCTCAGCCTTACTATTGATATTAACATTAGTGTTAAAATCAGTAGTTTCAAATCTTTCTGCTAACGTATCAAAATCAGTAGAAAATCTTGTCTTTAAGTTTTCAACAACATCGTTGATTTTGATGAAATCGTCATCAATGACACTGAAAGTCTTGCCAATCCAAGAGAAGTCGGGAACTTCATTTACTTCATTTACCCATTTAGGGAAAGTTGGAATCTCCGCTCTAATTTTGTCAATTGCCTCACAGATTGCAACGATTTCATCGTCATAATACTTGACTTCATGAAGATTTGCTACCTCAGTCTGAAGATTGTCAATTCTATCTTCAATAGCATCGACTTGCTCATCATAATACTTGACTTCTGGCAGATCTTTAATTTCTGATCTGACAAGATCAATCTGCTCACAGATTGCTTCTACTTCTTTCTCGTAATATCTTACTTCTGGAACTTCTGGGATCTCATTTCTGACTTGAGAGATCTGCTCAGCAAGTTGCTCTAATTCTTTGTCGTAATACTTAATTTCAGGAATATCAGGGATATCCCTTCTTACGTCGCTGATTAAACGTAATACTTCTGTAAGATCCTCTGCTGTTTCTGCAGGTTCCTCTGTTGTTTCTTCTTCTATCTCTTCTTCTTCAGTCTCTATATAATCTTCTACTGATGGCAGAGACTCCTCCACCATAAACTCTTTTACGGAAGGTAAATCCTCTCCAGAGTCGGTAAAATCATTAATAGAAGGTAGATTTTTATTATCTTCCGTCATTAGACAAGGGTTATTAGTAAATACTACTGTAGGATTTCTCTCCTGTGTTTATTTAGTATCTTCCTTAAGTCCGTCTTTTAGCATTTTTGCAAGTTCTGCTGTAGATCCAACAAAAAGTGCATTATTGACAGTAGAGGGCCCTTTTGTTTCTTTTTCTTCGTTTACATCTTTCAATTTCTTTTGCAAATCAAGCAACTTATCGGTTGCATCTGCAACGTTTTTGATCAACTGTCCAGCAACTTCATATGCTCTAGGCATTTCACTTTCTTGAGCAAGTTCAAGAATACCATTAATTGCTTCTTGCCCCTTTTCAATTATACTGTAAAGATTACCTCTTGTATATTCGTAATCTTTTGTGATGTCATCACTTTGAGGTTTTGTTGGAGTTAAGTTTTCAGATTTAACTTCTTGAATCTCAGTAGAAACTACTTCACCTTCAACATTGAAGGTATCGTTTAAATCGTCAAACTTTTTTGTCATTTTAATCATTAGAATACTTCTCCATCAAAACCAAAGTCGTCTCCGACTTCGATTAAAGCATTATCTGCAGCAGTAATCAGTCCGATACCAGTTCCAGAGACGTGACTTGCCTTTGTTGTGTCATCCGTTCCTCTCTCAACCTTGAGTTTAGTTCCAGAGATAATCTCAAGGATATACATCTGCTCATTGTCGATAACAATGTAACTTGCATCAGAAATTCCAGAGGTATCTGCAACTTCAAGATATTTTGCTGAATCACCAACATCTTGAGAGAGTGTTGTAATCTCATCTCCTGTGTAGTTTTTGACTGCCCTGGGAACGACAGAATAAGTAACGTCTCTTGTAGGAGTTTTTGTATCTCCACCTTCGACATATCCGACGCGAACCTTTTTGATGAGATCTTTGCTTGCAGAAGAAACAGGGCCAAACAGATATGTTTTTGCAGTGAATCTGACTGTATAATATAAAGATCTTCTAGTAGTAAAATCTCCCTCATAATCATCTTGCATTGTAATGCTTTCGATGACAACGGGAATATCTCTCTTTTCTCCAACCTCTTTAACCAGATTGACTGATAAATTATATGCTGGTTGAAAATATGGAAGAATTTGCTCGACGATCTGAAGCATGTCGTCGTTCAATTTAGTGTAAACAGTTAACTCAAATGCCATATTATATGGCACTGGCATGTATGCTTTTTTTACCTCAGTTTTGTCATCTGTATCCGTAGTAACAAATGTTTGAGTTGTTGTTACTTTTCTAGAACTGTCGTATTGTAATCCAACAAATTCAAATGACATTCTTGGAAGAGAAATTTGAGTTGACTTACTCAACTCTGCAGACTGCTCCAGTCTTGCTAAAAACTTTTGAGTAGGTCCATATGCAAGAGGTACTTTGATAACCTCAGTCACATCATCAGACGAATCAGTGTGCTTGATTTCAATACCATTAAAAAGAGTACCGAAAGCAATAATTGTCTTTCTTAAAATTTCGTGATAAAAATACTCAAACATGGTAAATCTTAATCCTTAGTTAGTATTTATATTATGGAGTACCAAAAGGATTGACTTCGGTAAAATCTAAGATAGCATTCGCTTCATTTTGAATGTTATCATTGTCAGTATATGGATCAATAACATCGTCTGTGTTAATTGTAAGAACAGCCCTGCTTGCACCACTAGCAGATCCTAATAATGTTTCTCCAACACTAAATGATCCAGAGATAATCTTCAATTCTAGAGTATTTGTTGTAGCATCCCAAGAATTAACATGTGCGCTTGTTCCGCTTACAGATCCCGTAATTACTTCATTGTACTCATATGATCCAGTTCCAACACCTGTTGGAGATCCAACAGTGATTGTTGGAGGGATAACATATTTTGCACCACCATCAATTAATCTTATCTCTGTAACAATACCAGCATTTATGGCAGATACACCTCTTGCGGTATGAACTCCAACTATCAATTCAACATAGTTTTTCTCTGAAGGATCATT